AGCCAATACCCCGGCCTGCAGCGATGAGTTACATCACCATGCACTGGGCTGCCGCCTACCTCGGCAAGCCCTGGCGGAGCGGTGCGCGCGGGCCGGACGCGTTCTACTGCTGGGGCCTCGTGCAGGCGCTGTGCGAGCAGCGCCTCGGCCTGCGCATGCCCGAGGTCGCGACCGGCACCGAGATCGGCACACAACAGCGGCAGTTCGGCGCGATCCTCGAAGCGTCGCGCGGGCAGGGCTGGCGGCTGGTCGCGGTCGGCGATGGGCCGCGCGCCGACGACATCGTGCTGATGCGCAAGCGCAACGGCGACCGCCACTGCGGCTACATGGTGCATGCCGACGGCCAGCTCGGCGTGCTGCATGCCGATGGCCACCAGAGCACGCGCGGCCCGGTCGGCGAGGTTGTGTTCGAGACGCTTGTGCAGGCCATGAACGGCGGCTACAACAGCATCGAGTTCTGGAGGCACGCATGACGACCGCCGTGCAGACGCCTGCAGCCCTCGCAGCGCCCGCGCGCACCGCGCCGCTCTCGTTGCGCCCGCCCTTGATGGCCGTGTGCCGCAACCCGCTGGTGCAGCTCGCCGACCTCGATCTGCAGCCGGTATCTACCGGCGTTGCGCTGGCCACACTGCGCCCCGAAGCGTCGGGCCCAGTGCGCTGCATGCTCAACGGCGCGCCGTGCTACCCGATCACCGTGCGCCAGTGGCAGTACCACTTGCGGCTGGGGCGCGCCGGCCGTGCTGAAGACGCGAAGAAATACCTCGACCGCGCGATCCGCCGCGCGCTGGTATGGCAGCGGCTCAAGACCCGGCCCGGCGACATCGTGGTCTGGCATGTCGTGCCGCAGGACAGCCAAGCGGTAAAAGGCATCATCGCGCTGGTCGTAGCGTTCGTGTACCTCTGGGTTACCGGGTTCACCGACTATGCCGGCGCGTTCAAGCTCTTCGCCGCGATCTACGCGCTTGAGAACTTCATCTTTCAGGCGAGCCTTGATCAGCAGGCGCAGGCGCAGGGCGGCACGATCTACAGCACCAGCCTGACCGGCAATCAGGCCAAGCTCGACCAGCCGATCTGGCGCAACTGCGGCGTCGTCAAGATCACGCCACCGTTCGCCGCGGTGCCGTACACGACGAACGTTGCCTCCGGCAAGCTCGACGACGCCGGCCGGCCGATCGACTCCGACCAGTACTACTACGCTGTGTTCGCGATCGGCGTCGGCCGCCACGACGTGATTCGCTCCTTCATCGGCAAGACGCCGATCTCCAGCTATCAGGATGTGCTGGTCGCTCAGTACCTTCCGCCCGGAATGCGGCCGATGCAGGCCCTGTGCAACGTCGTCAACTCGCAAGAGGTCGCCGGTCTCGAACTCAACACGGGCGAGCTCGTCGGCGGCTACGTGGCGAGCCAGCCGGGCCGCAAGGTGCAGTGGGTCGAGATCGACGTGGCGTGTCCGCAAGGGCTCGGCAAAGACGGCGACATGACTGTCGCGTGGGACGTCTACTGGCAGGAGATCGACGACGTTGGCCGCCCGATTTCGGCATGGGCCCCGTTGGCCAGCGAGAGCCGCACGCTCAACACCAACACGCCGCAGCGCTGGACGAATCGCTATTACCTGCCCGGCGTGGCCGCGCCGGTCGACGGCGTGTTCGTGTTCTCGGCCAATGCCGCACGGGTCAGCATCCAACTCGCTCGTACCGATGTGAAGGACACAACCTCCGGCGCACGGCACGCGTTGCAGTGGGACGGCCTGCGCGCCGGTCTGAACCGCGCCGCGCCGTTGGATGCAGACACCGCGCACTTCGAGGTCGTGATGCGCGCCAGCAAGCAACTCGGCGCGCAGTCGCAGCGCGACTTCCAGCTGATCGTGCAGGGCTACGCGCGCACTTGGTCTGCAGTGGGCGGCTGGTCGTGCGAACTTCACGACTGGGACAACTACATACCGACGCGCAACCCGGCCTGGTATCTGGCCGACATGTGGGTCGATCCGTTGTGGGGCGAGGGCCGCGACGAGGCGCGCGTCAACCTGCAGGGCTTGGTAGATTTCGCGGCGATCTGCGACGAACGGCAAGACCGGTTCGACTACACGTTCTCGACCTCCGTCAACGCGATGGAGGCTGCCCAACTGATTGCCGGCGCCGGCCGCGCGCGTGCCTTCGAGCGGCTCGGCGTGATCACACTGGCGCGAGATGCGCTGGTCACGCTGCCACGAACCGCCTTCAGCCCGCGCAACACCGTGCCGAACAGCATGACCGTCACCGAAATGACGCCACGCGCGCCATCGGCGAACGACGGCATCGTGCTCGAGTACACGAGCAACATCACGTGGGACGTGCTGACGATCGATTGTCCGGCGCCCGGTTTCACCGTGCGCGACGAAGACGACCCGCGCTACGACCCGGCGTTCCCGCCGATGACCCGGCCGGTCTATCTGCGCATCGAGGGCATCAAGGGCGCCAAGCACGCCGAGCGCACGGGGCTGTACGAGGCCGCCAAGGGCTTCTACCGCCGCCGTTTGGTGTCGCTGACGACCGAGATGCAGGGCGCAGTGATCAGCTTCATGGACGCGATCCGCTGGCAGCCCGAGATCGGCGGCTTCGGCCAGAGCGGCGACGTGGCGTTCTGGGACGCGGGCACCTTGGTGATGGGCCTGACCGAGCCGGTGCAGTTCGGCGACACCGGCAACACCTGGCTCGCGCTGATGCGTGACGACGGCACGCTCACCACCCCCGTGCGCGTGCTGCCAGGCCCGACCGAGTACGACGTGATCCTGCCGGCCGCGCCCGACTTCGAGCTCGTGCTCGACGACGGCACACGCGAGCGCCCGAAGTTCTTCGCCAGCTACGCCGCCGAAGAGATCGCACGCATCACCTCGATCGACGACGGCGGCAAGAGCGATGCCGAGGAGGGCGAAGAGGGCGCGCAGCTCTACGAGGTGAACGGCTTCATTGACGACGAGCGTGTACACACCGCCGACATACACCTGTTGCCCGGCCCAGGCGAGATTCAGGATCCTGTCGACGATGGCGCGCTGTTCGACTCCGGCGGCGGGCGTTTGGCGCTGCCGCGGCTGACGAACCACTACTACGTGGCCGGGCAGGGGGTCTCGGGCGGTGGTGTGTCGATCGGCGTCACGCTGTTCAACGACGGCACTGCATCGGCCGCCGTCGTCGAAGACACCGGCACGACCACCTACACGTGGGCCAACGAGTGGTTGCTGGTGCCAGTCGAGATCGAGCAGGCCGAATTGTTCGAGGCGATGGCCTCGACCGTCGTGGCCGGCCACGCTGCCGGCATCAGCGGCGAGGTGCTCGACACCTGGCTCGGCATGGGCACCACCCGAACTTGGCTCTACGCCGGCGCCTTCGATCGCGAGCTCGTGCAACTACGCCTGCGCATCCGCAAGGTAGACACCGGCGTCGTGCAGGCCGACCGAATCATCACCATGACCGTCAACGGTCCCGATTTGCACTGAGCCACAAAGGACCGCGATGAGCAACCTCATGAACTACGGCGAGAACCGCTTCGCCGACATGCTGCGTGGCCAAGGCCTCACGCTGCCGGCTGCCTGGCGCTTCACGCCGCTCAGCGCAGCGAGCGACTCGGCCTTCACCGAGGTCACCGGCAGCGGCATCGCTCGGCGCTCGCTGACGCGCAACCTCACGAACTTCAGCGGCACGCAGGGCGCCGGCAGCGTGCTGGCCAGCAGCGGCACCAGCAAGACGAGCAGCAACAACGTCGACATCGACATGGGCACGGCGGCGGGCGCGGTCGGCACCGTCACGCATGTCGGCCTGCTCGACGCCGACAGCGGTGGCAACTGCTGGGCCTGCGCGCAGCTCGGCACGCCGATCGTCACCGCGGCCGCTGTGCCGCTGCTGATTCCTGCGGGGCAGCTCGCGTTCACGCTCGGCCTGACCGGCGGGCCGACCGACTACCTGATCAACAAGCTCTTCGACCTCTGGCTGCGCGGTCAGGCCTTCACCTACCCGACCAGCGTGTGGCTGGCGGCCTACGTGGCCGCAGGCGCCGAGGTGGGCGGCGGCGTGGGCTACGCCCGCCTCGAGCTCGAATCGACGCTGACCGACCTGAGCGGCACCCAAGCGGCCGGCACCACATCGGCGAGCAGCGGCAGCGGCGGGCGCACCAGCAACAACAACCCGCTGGCCTTCGCCGCGCCGACCGGCAGCTGGGGCGACATCGACCGCCTCGGCGTGTTCGACGCGTCGAGCGCCGGCAACGAGCTGTGGCGCAAGGCGCTGGCAGCCACCAAGTCGATCGGCGTCGGGCTGCCGCTGACGTTCCAAGCCGACAAGGTCGGCTTCACCTTCGCGTAAAGAAAGCGCACCCATGAGCAGTTACGACGTACACGACATCGACCAGCCGCGCCGCCGGATCATCAACTGGCTGCCGAATTTCGACGCCGGTTCGGTGGGGGTCATCCTCACTATTGCCGTGTTTAAGT